GTCGGGAAACTGAAAAACGGCTCCATTCTGTGCGGCGGGGTTGGAACCGGGAAAAGCAGAACGGCGCTGTATTACTATTGGGAGCGGGTCCTTGGCAAAAAAGCTTCGGGCCCGCCCCTTTATATTATTACAACGGCCCGGAAACGGGATACCAAGGACTGGGAAGCAGAAGCGGAGGCGTTTCCGTTTAAGCCCGTTGTAGACAGCTGGAATAATATTCAGAAATACAAAGCTGTGCATGGCGCATTCTTCCTGTTTGACGAGCAGCGGGTGGTCGGCTACGGAGCTTGGTCCAAAACCTTTATCGCGATTGCCAAGCAGAATAAGTGGATCCTGCTGACCGCTACTCCAGGGGATACCTGGCTGGATTATATTCCCGTGTTCATCGCCAACGGCTTTTACCGGAACAAAACGGACTTTGTGCGGCAGCATGTGATTTACAGCCGGTTTTCCAAGTTTCCCAAAGTGGACCGGTTTGTGAACACCGCTAAGCTGATCCGCCAGCGCAATGATATTATCGTGCATATGGCGTACCGGAAAAAGACGACGCCGCATGACGAAATAGTGACGGTTCCCTATGATCGGGAAAAGATGAAAAAGGCGCTGGCCAGCCGCTGGGATATTTACAAGAACGAGCCCATCCGAAATGCAGCGGGCCTGTGCTATGTGCTCAGGAGGATTGTGAACGAGGATGAAAACCGGATCACCCAGACGGAGCTGCTGCTTCACCGGCATCAAAAGGCCATTATATTTTACAACTTCGATTACGAGCTCGAGCTGTTACGACAGATGGCACAAAGAATTTCTTTCCCGTGTGCTGAATGGAACGGGCACAAGCATGAATTATTACCGGATGGCGCGCGATGGGTTTATCTTGTGCAGTATACGGCAGGAGCGGAAGGATGGAACTGCACCACCACCGACACCATGATATTTTACAGCCAGAATTACAGCTACAAGATCATGGCCCAGGCGGCAGGACGGATCGACAGGTTGAACACGCCGTACGAGGATTTATATTACTACCATCTGTGCTCCAAGGCCGGCATCGATCTGGCGATCCGCCGGGCGGTGAAAGAGAAGCGCACGTTCAACGAAAGCATTTTCGCCCAGCGCATATGACCCGCAAAAAAAACATGCCCTATTATAGAGAGGAATGAAATACGTCCCGTTTTTTGAGCATGAATTCGCTTTTGAAAAAATTGCGAAAACATGCTCTTTATTTTTTTCACCTGAACAGAATTTTGTCCGAAAGGAACCATCATGCTCGAGCGAGACTATCAGTCGAAATTGATTAAAAGAATTGAAAAAATGCTGTCAGGCTGTGTCATCCTCAAGAATGATACAAGTTATCTGCAGGGCATTCCGGACCTGCTGATCCTATACGGCGGCCGGTGGGCCATGCTGGAAGTGAAACGTTCCGCCCATGAAGCGCACCAGCCGAATCAGGACTACTACGTGGATTTGCTGAACGGCATGTCCTACGCGGCATTTATATTCCCGGAAAACGAGGAGGAAATCTTAGGTGAGGTTCAACGCGCACTCAAACCTGGTTGGTGAGCATGCGTTTCTGAGCGCAAGCAGCTACCACTGGCTGAACTACGATCTGGACAAACTGACCGACAGATATTTGAAGCACATGGCTGTGCAGCGGGGAACCGACCTGCACGACTACGCGGCCCGGGCCATCCGGCTCGGCGTCAGGCAGGCGAAAAGCAAGCAGACCGTGTGCATGTACATTAACGACGCCATCGGTTTCCGTATGACGCCGGAGCAGCCTTTATATTATTCGCCCAACTGCTTCGGCACCGCGGATGCCATTTCTTTTCGGAAAAACTTCCTGCGGATCCACGATCTGAAAACCGGCGAAGCGGCCACGTCCTTCCACCAACTGGAAGTATACGCAGCGCTGTTTTGCCTGGAATACCATTTCAAACCGCAGGAACTGGATGGGATCGAACTGAGGATTTATCAGAACAACGAAATGCGGGTCGCTAATCCAACGCCCGATGATATTCAACGGATCATGGACACCATCGTGCTCTTTGACCAGCAGATCGAAAAACTGAAAATGGAGGAATGAACCCATGAGCGAAGAACTGAAGACCATTGATATTCCGGAGCAAAACGACCTGGTTCATTACGGCCGCAGCGTACTGGAGGGTGCGCCCGGCATCGGAAGCGGAAGATATCCTTTGGGCAGCGGCGAAGCGGCCTACCAGCGGCAGCGGAATTTCCGCACCACGGTGGCGTCTCTTCGAAAAGCCGGCATGAGCCAGGAGCAGATTGCCAAGCATTTGCAGTTCAAGAATACTTCAGAACTTCGTTCCCGTATTTCCAAAAACAAGGAAGAGATTCATGCCTACGAAACGGCCCTGGCCCGGAAGCTGAAGGCCAAGGGCATGAGCACCACCGCCATTGCCGAAAGGATGTTCAAGGACAAGAGCAAGGAATCCACCGTACGGAACCTGCTGAAGGAAGGCAATGAGCGGAAAGACAAGATATTTGAAGACACCATGAAGTCCCTGAAGGATGAATTGGAAGTGCATCCTTATCTGGATGTTGGCAAAGGCGTGGAGCTGTACATGAACGTCAGCGAAACCCGGCTGAAAAATGTATTGAACGCCATGGAGCGGGATGGATATTCTGTTCATTCCCACATCGTGGTGGACCAGTACGGCAAAGAGGCCGGCCAGAAGACCACCATCCGTGTACTGACCAAAGACGGCGTCAGCGACCGTGATATTTACAAGCACCTTGGCGAAATCGTGCCGCCCAATACCTATATGGATGAGAAAGAAGACCGCATCCGCAAGATCGAACCGCCCGCTTCCATCGACCCCAGCCGGGTTTATATTCGCTACAACGAGCAGGGCGGCGTGGACAAAGACGGCGTGATCGAGCTTCGGCGGAATGTGGAAGATCTGTCCCTGGGCGGTGCCAATTACGCGCAGGTCCGCATTGCAGTCGGCGGAACGCACTACCTGAAGGGCATGGCCATGTATTCGGATAAGATCCCAGATGGCTATGACGTGGTATTCAATACCAACAAGCATGAAGGAACGCCCATGATGCAGGGAAAAGAAGGCGTTCTGAAAGAACTGAAAAAGACGAAAGACGGCTCTGTTGATATTTCCAACCCCTTTGGTGCCAGCATCAAAACCGAGGACCAGCTGCATCTGGCCAATGAATCCTACGACCGGATGGGCGCGCTTCAGCGGCAAAGATATTTCCTGGGCAAGGACGGCAAAGAGCATCTGTCCGCTATTAACATTGTAAACGAAGAAGGCAACTGGAACGACTGGGCCCGTGAAATCTCAGCCCAGATGCTGAGCAAGCAGCCGCCTGCCCTGGCCAAGAAACAGCTGGATCTGACCTACCAGATGAAGCGCGAGCAGCTGAATGATATTGAATCGCTGACCAACCCGACCGTGAAAAAGAAGATGCTGGAGCAATTCGCCGACAAGTGCGATTCCGACGCCGTGCATCTGAAAGCCTTTGGGTTCCCCGGTCAGGTGGCCAAGGTGATTCTGCCGGTAAACGAGCTGAAGGACAACGAATGCTATTGCCCCAGCCTGGACAACGGCACCAATGTGGTGCTGATCCGTTATCCGCATGCCGGGCGGTTTGAAATCCCCGCTTTGACGGTAAACAACAATAACAAGGCTGCCAAGAGCGCTTTGGGACAGGCCATCGACGCTATCGGCATCAACGGCAAAGTGGCTTCCCATCTGTCCGGCGCCGATTTTGACGGCGACACGGTGTATGTGATCCCCAACCCCAAAGGGGATATCAAGACCATGAAACAGCTGAGCGAGCTGAAAAACTTTGAGCCCAAGGAAGCTTACCGTGGATATCCTGGGATGAAGAAGATGACGCCCGCCCAAAAGCAGCGGCAAATGGGTGAAACCACCAATCTGATCACCGATATGACGGTTGCTGGCGCCCCCATGAAAGATATTATCAAGGCGGTGCGGCATTCCATGGTGGTTATTGATGCCGAAAAGCACGGCCTGGACTGGAAACGCAGCGAACAGGAAAATGATATTCTGGCACTGAAACAAAAATATCAAGTGAAACAGGACGATTCCACCGGCGGCGCGTCCACATTGATATCCAGAGCCAAATCCACCGCCTACGTGGAAGAGCGGCGTTTTAAGGGGTATGACAAGGAAACGGGCGAAAAGATATTTGAACCCACCGGCAAGCTGAACCAGAAGGGCCAGCCCAAGATATTCCAGAGCACCCAGATGGCGGAAACCGATGACGCCCGTAAATTGATATCCAAATACAATACCCCCATTGAACATGTATACGCCAACTTTGCCAACCAGATGAAGGGCCTGGCACAGGAAGCCCGGAAAGTCATGGTAGATACACCCAGGCTGAAGTACAACCCCGAGGCGCATGATATGTATGCCCCTGAGGTGCAGTCCCTGACCGCCAAACTGCGCAATGCCCTGCGCAACAAGCCGCTGGAACGGCAGGCCTTGATACTGGCCAACGTGAAGGTAAAGCAGGACGTATACGACAATCCCGATCTGAAGGCCGACAAAGGCGCATACAAGAAGCTGAAAGGCAGAACACTGCAAAGAATGCGTGAACGCGTTGGCGCACTGAAACAGCGTGTGTTCTTTACTGACAATGAATGGAAAGCCGTTCAGTCTGGCGCTGTTTCTGACAGCTTTTTGAAGCGTTTGCTGGACAATGCTGACGACAATCACGTGAAACAGCTGGCGATGCCCAAAGAAAGGGCTACCCTCAGCGGCGCAAGAGCAAGCCGTGTCCGTCAGCTCCTTGGCAATGGATACACACAGGCACAAGTGGCTTCCATGCTTGACGTTTCAGTCAACGCAATTCAGGAAGTTGCAAAGGAAATGAGGTGATAGCATGGCAAACGTTATGCTGAGCACCATCGACAACCCTTATAACCCTTTTACAGAGTTTGATGAATGGTACGCCTTTGACGAGATCAAGGCAAGACAGGAAGACAGACCCACATGCTGCAGCTATTTGGCACGAATGTTCCTGGAATCAGACGACATTTCGGACAAAGAGTTGGAAGAAGTAACAGAAGCTGTGATTGACGACATTTGTGAGCTCAATTTAACTGGCAAATTCGTCAAAGTGACCGACAAAACAGATGAAAACCTGACAAAACCGGAAGAAAGCAAGGAATATCAAGCCGAAAAGGGTTGAGATGGCGATGCGCATACCCGGGGGAGGGGGTCTTAAAAACACACCCCCCTCCCTCATCGCGCGCCTCTTTGAAAATTCTCCGGGGGGATATTTGGGAAAAGGTCTTCCATCTTTTTAGTGGGGGCAGCGGATGACAAAGAGCCTCTTGATCCATGCACGGTGTCTGCTGGGACTCCGTTGGAGGCTGCTCCTTTCCGACTGTGCCTCCTCCTCGCAGTCGAGCGGTCTGCTGCCCTGACTAAAGAGATGGAAAAGTATATTCAAACTAATAGAAAGGAGGCTCTTACATGGGAGAAACTCGTAAAAGGCCTCCTGCAAGGACGCCAGAAGAAGAAGAAAACTATATGATCAGCATTGCGGTCAAAGCTGCTGAGGATCAAATTCTGTCTGGCAGAGCTTCGTCGCAGTTGCTTACGCACTATTTGAAGCTTGCAACCGTGAAAGAGAGGCTTGAAAAAGAGAAACTGGAAGCAGAAGTAGAACTGCTTAAAGCTAAAAAGGAAAGTCTTGAATCGCAGAAGATGCTGGAGACTTTGTATGGCGATGCTATTAAGGCGATCGCTGAGTATACCGGCCATGGCGACGAAGACGATGAAGAATACGACGAATATTACGAGTAATTTGCAGAGCAAAAAGGAAGTGATGGTATGATTGTTCAGGGAAGCAACAATCCGCTGACTATTCAGTTTGATCAGCCGATTGACGATATTCCGGTTCTTGTTGTTACTTTGTGGAGTGACAAAACTTCTCGCCGGGCACCGATTAAAATGTGGACCAAGGACACGATGATCATCAGTTCCGACACAGCTGTTTGCCAAATTTCAGAATCTGAGACGGCGTCTTTTCCAGACGGTCCTGTTGTGCTGGAAGCAAAGGGCCTTAACGGCGATAATGAAACAGTATTTTGGGATTCTGTCAATATCGACATTAAACAACGTAGGGATAAAGTGGTTAAGATGACGGAGGTCTGAATATGCCCGACATTGGAAAGATGCAGAGAATAGACCAAACGCCAATCCATATTTTATCCGTACAAGGCGATAGAATTCGTACGTCGAGCGTTCAAATCGCGCATGTCGACTTTCCAAATACAGTATACGATGGGGCGGTCGAAGTCGTTCCTGCAGAGGTTGCTCAGATTCTCAGCACTTCTGGTAAAACAGTAACGCGGAATATTATTGTCCAGCCGATTCCGAGCAATTACGGCCGGATAGAATGGAACGGATCGACCCTAAAGATTATTTAATTGAGGGGGGATAAATTAAATGGCGCAAAATGTTGTTATCAACGGCGTTACCTATCAGGCAGTTCCGTCCATTACGGTGGCTAAAGCCGGAGGCGGAAATTCTCAATTTTTCGATACTTCGGCATCTACGGCCAATCCATCGAATACGATGGCCGGTGTGATTGGATATAACGCAAACGGCCAGTTTGAGGGTCAATTGACGGTTGTCTCCGTATCACAGGACGCTACTACTAAAGTGCTTACAATCTCGTGAGGTGACACATGGCGAATGTTCGCTTACTTGGCGTTGACTATGCGGATGTTCCGGCTATTGTGCTTCCAACCAGTGAAGGCGGAACCGCGACCTTCACCGAAGGTGCTGGCGAGGACATGATGATCAAGCGTCTGCATGGACAATTGGCCAGCATATCTGATGATACACTCGTTACTATACCGAGTTACGGTCTTGCCTATGTCACATCTTTGACCAGCGTCAGTTTTCCTAATCTCGTGACAATTAACCAATACGGGTTTTTTAATGATTACAATGTTGACTTCGGCGACGGGTGGCCTTTTCCTTTGGTTAAAACAATTGGCAACTATGCATTCCGTTATTGTTATGGCTTAAAAGGCGATCTTGTTTTGCCAACTACTTGCACGTCCATTGGGCAGTATTCGTTTGCGAACTGCGATGGCATCGAAACCTTCCGCGCTGATGGCGCTATTGGCACACTTGGTACGTATACATTCAACGGCGCAAGCGGTCATGTGATGCAGGTGCGCGAGATTCACATGCCCCATCTGGGCGGCGTGGCGTTGAATCTTAACTTTGGCAGCACAACGGCGGCGAATGCCTGTCAGCATCTGGAAATTTGCGACATTGGGAGCGCAAAATCCATAGCGGCGAATACGTTCGCGAATTGCTATAAACTGCAAACACTGATTATGCGCAGGACAACCGCCACAACGTGCGCTAACGTGTCGGCCTTCCTCAACACGCCGCTCCGGGGCAGGAATAGCCTAACAGCGAAAATCTATGTGCCGTCTGCATTGATTGATACATACAAGGCGGCAACTAATTGGAAAACGATTAACGGCTACGGCTATGTGGAGTGGCTTCCGATTGAAGGCAGTGAATACGATTTAAGTGCTTAAGCGTAATGATTGAAATAAAACGAACCTATTCCGAATTAATCAAGCTTCCAACATTGGAAGAACGGTTTGAGTATTTGCGGCTTAATGGAAAAGTTGGAGAAGAATTATTCGGCTATGCCCGCTATCTAAACCAGGTCTTTTACCAAAGCCCAGAATGGAAAGCGGTTCGCCGAAAGATTATTATTCGAGACAACGCCATGGATCTCGGCGTTGACGGATGGCCGATTCGCGGTGTCGTGTATGTTCATCATATGAATCCGATTACGCTTGAACAATTAAAAGTAAAAGATCCAATTCTGCTGGATCCTGAAAATCTAATATGCGCTTCCGGGAAAACGCACAGAGCAGTAACATTGGGCGATGCGTCTTTGCTTCCTCAATTGCCTGTCATCAGAAGGCCTAACGACATGTGCCCGTGGAAGCAATAAGTTACGGAGTGTTCAAAATGAATAGCAGTATTCTTTTAGACATACGGGAAGCATGTGATGTTGGAAGAGATATTGGATCTTTTGACGGGCAATTGATTCCGTTGATCAACTCTTTTCTTTTCCGATCGGCGCAGTTTGGTGTTGGCGTCAAGGGCTTCATGGTAAAGGGACCGGACGAAACCTGGTCCGATTTCATTGGCGAAAACGCGGAATGCTTTGCTGCCTTGAAAAGCTACATCTCCATTCGGGTAAAGTTGATTTTTGACCCTCCCGATAATGCGGCGCTTCTTGCCGCTTTAAAAGAGGAAGCAAAAGAACTCGAGTGGTGCTTGTATGATGAAGCCGAAGTTGGATGTTGACTTCTGGTGCGACTTATACTATAAAAGCAGTGGAGCCAATTTTCTAATGCAACGTGAGACCCGGTTAAACCGGATCTTTTTTTTATGTGTGAGGTGAGATCTATGTCCAATTTCGATTCTTGGGAAACCGAGCTGTACCATCATGGTATATTGGGCATGAAATGGGGGGTTCGGCGGTACCAAAGAGAGGATGGGACAAGAACTCCAGCCGGCGAAAAGCACCGCATTAAGACCGATAGAGCGGCTGCGCAAAAGCCGGTATATGAAAAGAAGAAAGTAAAATACATGACTGACGAAGAGCTGACAAAACGAATTAATCGTTTAAAGCTTGAAAAAGAATATTCGCAATTATCCAATCCGATATTAAAAGCCGGTGCTGATTTTGTCTCTAAAATGATGAGTCGAAAAGAGGCAAAAGAAAAGAGAGCTTCTGAACTTGCTAATCTTCGCGTTCGGGAAGAGGAAGCGTTTGCTAAAATAAAGCAAGCAAAAGCCGAATCAAGAAAAGCCACCGCATCAATGGTGAGTGATATTATTGGCGGCAAGCGTTTTGAAAGAAAGGCCGGCCTCACCCAGGCTAAGATTGGACGGTCGAAAACCACTATTACCGGTGCGATTTCTCAGAAAATTCATGATGCAATTCTTCGAAAGCATGGAGATAAGAAAGTTTCTGAATTGAATAAAAATCAGAATCAGAATCAGGAAAGCAATAATAAGAGAAAGAAGAAACAGAAGAATACGGCTTATATAACTCCTTCTATAATTTCGGTTGAAGGGACAGTAACTTAATAATGCTTTCTAATACGGCTACTCCTCGATATTACGCGGAATTTCGGGAAAAAGTTGAATCGGGTGAAACTCGAGTAAACTATCATATTCTGCAGGAAATGGATCGTATCGAGGAACTTATTCGAAATCCTGGGATTTATTACGATCCAAAAGCAGTAGAAGGTTACATAAAGTATTGCGAAAAGGAGCTGACCTTAACGGACGGCTCCGATTTTTTTCTTTTGGATACGTTTAAGCTTTGGGCTGAGCAGCTTTATGGCTGGTACTACTTCGAGACAAGAAGCATTTATCAACCAAGTCCGGACGGGCATGGCGGGCGATATGTAACGAAACGGATCAAGCGCCGTTTGACTCGCAAGCAGTTTCTTATTATCGGGCGTGGCGCGGCAAAGACCATTTACGGTTCCACGGTCCAGAGCTATGGCCTGAACTGCGATCCTTCCACAACGCATCAGTTTGCTATTGCCTACACAATGGATCAGGCGGAAGAAACGCTGGCGCCAATTCGGACGTCTATCCTTCGCGCGCGTGGGCCTTTCTTCAAATTTCTTACCGAGGGCTCGATTCAGAATACGACTGGACCCAAAGCGAAACGCCCAAAGTTATGCTCTACCAAAAAGGGCATTGAGAATTTCCTGAATGGATCACTTCTTGAAACTCGCCCGTGCAGCATTGATAAGCTTCAGGGCTATCGGACCAAGTACAACACGTTCGATGAATGGCTGTCTACCGATATTCGTGAAGATCCGATTGTTGCTGTTGAGCAGGGCGCTGATAAGACAGGTGACTACATTATTTTGGCTATGAGTTCAGAAGGAACGACGCGAAACGGCGTTGGCGACTCCATCAAAATTGAATTGGAAAAGATTCTGAAGGGCGAAATGTATGCTCCTCATATTTCGATTTGGTGGTATTGCCTGGACGACGAAAAAGAAGTTGAAGACCCCGCCATGTGGATTAAGGCCAACCCTAATCTTGGAAAGACCGTAAGTTACGAAACGTATACCCGGGAAAAAGAAACGGCCGAAAAGAATCCAGCCAAGAGAAACGAAATCATGGCCAAGCGTTTTGGTCTCCCCATGGAAGGTACGACTTATTACTTCACTTTCGAGGAGACAAAGCCGCACTGCCATCGCGATTATTGGCAAATGCCGTGCGCTCTTGGCGCTGACTTGTCCCAAGGCGACGACTTTTGTGCGTTCACATTCCTGTTCCCATTGTCCAGGGGCGAATTTGGTATTAAGAGTCGGGCCTATATTTCTGAACGAACCATGATGAAGCTTTCTGAAGGTTATCGACAGAAATACGAAGAGTTTCTTCAGGAAGGTTCGCTGATTGTTATGGAGGGGTCCGTCTTGAATCTGATGGACGTCTATGATGATCTGGATCGGCATATTGTCGAACGGGCGTACGACGTGCGGGCATTTGGATACGACCCTTACAACGCCCAGGAATTTGTCGAACGATGGTCAAGGGAAAATTCTCCTTTTGGCATAACAAAAGTGATTCAGGGGGCCCGAACCGAATCAGTGCCTCTTGGTGAATTGAAGCAGCTGGCAGAAGATCGGCTGCTTTTATTTGATGAAAATCTTATGAGTTTCGCCATGGGCAATGCGGTCGTATGGCGGGATTCAAACAATAACAAAAAACTTGTCAAACGCAGGAATGATGAAAAGATCGACCCGGTAGCAGCCATGATGGATGCTTACGTAGCCTACAAAGCCAATCTCGATGCGTTTGATTAAATAGGTGATTATTATGACAACTTTCACTTCTTGGGACGAATCTCTATGCCATCACGGCATTAGAGGCCAGAAATGGGGTATTCGCAAGTATCAGAATGAAGACGGATCGCTTACCGCGGCAGGCCAAGCACGATATGGCGAAAACGGCACCGCAACCGCCAAACAGCAAGCTCGTTTTCTGAATCGTTTGGATCGGCAACGGGCGTACAATGCTGTGCGAATTGCCGAAGTTTCAAAGAGTAATAGCAAAAGAAGCAATGAGAAAAAAGCAGATTACTCCAAAATGGAAGCGGCTACTAATAAAACGATAAAATCGGTTTTAACTGCCTCAAAACGTAAAAATATGAGCATAAGCTCCAAAGAGGTAACGAGGCATGTTGAAACCGGGCGCACAAGAGCCAAATCTATTGCCAAATCTATCGGCTTAAGTGCTTTGGTGACTGCCGGCGTTGGAGCTGGAAGTGTCGCCGCTGCTGCGCATGCCGCCCGTATTGCCGGTGCGAGCTATGTAAGCGTTCATTTTCCATTTTTAGCGGTTGGCGTAGTCTCGACAAGAAAGACAAAAGGAACGAAATATAAAGCCGCAGACTAAATATAGATATTTGGTGATTCAATATGCCAAACTTTATGCAACGACTCCAGCATGCCTGGAATGTATTTAATGGCCGCGACCGGCCTGTTGGTTATGTGGATTATGGGCCGAGCTATTCTTATCGACCTGACCAAAGACGCTTAAGCCGCGGCGGCGACAGATCAATCGTTAATGCGATCAAGAATCGTATTGCTTTGGATGTCGCATCCATCGATATTCATCATGTTCGGGTTGACGAAAACGGTCGCTATAAATCAATCGTTGACGATGGCCTTGAGCGGATCATGAATCTCGAAGCCAATATCGACCAGAATCGAACGGCTTACATCATGGACCTTGTTCTCAGCATGTTTGATGAAGGCGTTGTTGCCGAGGTCCCGGTTGAATGTGATGTGGATCCCGAGTATACAAGCGGTTTCGATATTCTTCAGATGCGAACAGCCAAGATTCTTGATTGGAAGCCTCGCGCAGTTCGGGTTCGTCTGTACAACGACCGAACCGGCAATCAGGAAGAACTGGTTCTTCCCAAGGATAAGATAGCTATTCACGAGAACCCGTTCTATTCCGTTATGAACGAACCGATGGGAATTCTGCAGCGGCTTATCCGTAAAATGAATTTGCTCGACATCATTGACGAACAAAACGGGTCCAGCAAAATGAACATGATTTTGCAGCTTCCTTATGTTGTCAAGTCCGAACAGCAAAGAAAGACCGCAGATGCTCGGTTGATTCAAATCGAGAACCAGCTGAATAATTCGAAATATGGCATTGCCTATACCGACGGAACCGAAAAGATCATCCAGCTGAACCGGCCATTAGAAAACAATCTGATGGCACAAATCGAATACCTTACCAACATGGTATATTCTCAGCTCGGTATTACCACCAGTATCCTTGATGGCACCGCTGATGAAAAGACCATGCTGAATTACTACAATCGCCTTATCGAGCCTATTGTTTCCGCAATCGCCATTGAGCGAAAGCGGAAATTTTTGTCTAAAACGGCTCGGACAAGAGGCGAAAGCATTATGTATTTCCGTGATCCGTTTAAGCTCACTCCGGTGACCAATCTGGCGGATATTGCAGATAAACTGACCCGCAACGCAATTCTGAGTTCCAATGAGTTCCGAGCGATCATCGGATACAAACCGGTCGACGAGCCGATCGCGAACGAATTGAGCAATAAGAATATGCCGACAATGGATCAGCCTGAAGCGGAAACACCTTATGAACAAATAGGAGAGGACCAAAATGGCGGATAAGAAACCGAGTTTTCATGGCTGGGCAACCAAAACCGGCATCAAATGCACGGATGGGCGCACGATCATGGAGAATGCATTTGCCGATCAGGACGGCGCTACTGTGCCTCTCGTTTGGCAGCATATGCATGACGACCCGGAATTTGTTCTGGGCCATGCGGTTTTGCATAATCGAAAGGGTGGCGTATATGCCGATTGCTATCTGAATGACAGCCCCAAGGCCCGGAGTGTAAGACCGCTCGTTGAAAATGGAGACATTAAGTCTCTGTCTATTTATGCAAATCAGCTGAAGCAGCATGGCGGCGATGTGATTCATGGCACCATTCGTGAACTAAGCGTTGTGATTGCTGGCGCTAATATGGGTGCCACGATTGACAATGTGGTTCTCGCCCATGGCGATTCTATGGACGAACTGGAAGATGAAGCCATCATTTACAGCGACGAAGCCGAACAGTTGATTTATCTGGAACATGCTGATGATGAGGCAAAGGAGCAAAAAGAAATGCCTGTTGATGAAAAGAAAGAAGCGCCCGCCGAAAATCAGGACGAGCGCACTGTGAAAGACGTTTTCGACAGTATGACCGAGGAGCAGAAGAATGTTGTTTATTACATGATCGGTCAGGCGCTCGAAGGCAACGACGACGATAATGAAGAAGCCGAGCATTCGGATGATAATGGAGATGTGCTGGAAATGAAACAGAATGTATTTGACAAGGAAACCACCCAGACTGAAGTGCTGAGCCACGCCGACAAGGCGAAGATTATGGAACGTGCCCGCAAGCTGGGCAGCATGAAGAGCGCTTATGATGAAGCCATTGAAGAAGGCGGCGTTCTGGCCCATGCCGTGTACAATGATGACGGCACCAAACAGACCTATGGTATTGCCAACATTGATTATCTGTTCCCTGATTATCAGGAGCTGAACGATCGCCCTGACATGATCCAGCGGGATGCCGACTGGGTGTCTGTGATGATGAATGGCGTGTCCAAGAAGCCCTTTGCTCGTCTGAAGACCACCCAGGCCAACATCACAATGGATGAAGCCCGCGCCAAGGGTTACATCAAGGGTAAAGAAAAGAAGAACGAAGT